ATATAGGAGTTTGCGAGCGAGCGTGAATGAGATTAATGAGACTGTGCGTCAGCTACAGTCGCATCGAGATCGAATCATTGCTTATGCGGACTCTATAAACAGCCAAGTTCGTGCTTTACAAAGCCGTATGGCTTCATTGGAAGAATCATTGGTAATGCCATTGGATTTGGAAATGACACCACATAGCGGAGCAAAAGACGAATTTGGAAAGGGGCCTATATCGCGAACTGCCACGGCAGTCGCGAAAGCAGCCGGATCTTTACGATCCGTACCCATCATCGGGCCCTATATGATGCCAACAGAAATGATCGCAAAAACCACAGCAACCATTGCGGCTGCTTTTGGTTATGCTCGACCAGCAATCGTGGAGGACATTCACATGTATACTCCGCGATACCTGGGTGATTTGGCATCCACAGCACGTCCTGATACGGTGCACTCATTGGCTACCGAGCCCAAACAATCAGTCACCATTGACCCTCGGGTCGTTGGTGTGGGTAGTGCTGATGAGATGACAATTGAGTCAATAGCGTGTCGTGAATCTTTTGTCACGACTTTTCCGTGGGCTGACACAGCCACTACGGACACTCAATTGTTTCAAATTTTTGTGACACCAATGCTGTTTGACACAACAGCCGGTGTTGGGAATGAACAGAATGCTTTATACATGACTCCATCATGTTTTGCATCTTTGCCATTTGACGATTGGCATGGTGAGATGGAATATCATTTCCAGTTCGTGTGCTCATCTTTCCACAGAGGAAGGTTGAGGATCGTATACGAACCACATCAATTTGATTCCAATGAATACAACACCAATTTTTCGAGAATCGTTGACATTCAGAACGAGAAGGATGTTACGATTAAAGTTGGTTGGGGAATAGATCGTCCATATTTGCAATTATCTTCACCAGGTGATGTGATAAATCCATTTCCCCCTTTTTCGACTGCTGGTCTAGGGATCACAACTCAATTTGATAACGGACTCCTTCGAGTTTACGTAGTGAATGAGTTGACCACTCCCAATTCAACGGTGGACAATGACATTGAAGTCAATGTGTACGCCAGATGTGTGGAAGGTTCCAAGTGGGCCAATCCACGACAGTCGACATCGTTTTATTCATATGGAAACACTCCCCAGATGGGTTGCAAGACCCACGTTCAAGAGGATTACCGTGGAGAGGTTCCTCCTTTGTGGTTGGATATTGCGCATGCGGTAGACACTGGAG